ATAGCACCTTCGGGTGCTATTTTTTTGACTGTATTTTCTGATAAATACGTTCATATAAGGATACACAATGGGATTAACTAGGCCTCGTGCCCATCAACTACAAGATATAGATTACAAGCAAACTGCTAGAGCAGTTACAGTTGCTAACGTTACACTTAGTGGCGGTGCTCCAGCTACAGTTGACGGAACAAGTCTAGCACTAAGAGACAGAGTATTAGTTACTGCACAAACCACAGGCAGTGAAAACGGAATCTACTATGTAACCACAGTAGGTGCAGGTTCAAACGGAACTTGGGCAAGAAGTTTAGATGCAGATGCAACTGGCGAGATAAAAGCCGGCACAATAATAATGATCACCGAAGGTACAACCTACGCTGATACACAGTGGAAATTAACCACCGACGATCCAATAACAGTTGGCTCAACCACAATGACATTTGTTCGAGCTGGTAATGCCGCATATGGTACGTTTGCAGTGTCAGGTCAAAACAGTATTGTAGCAGATCAGATTGGAGATACACTCACACTGGTCGCCGGAACCAACGTAGCATTAACAACTAACGATAGTACTGATACACTAACAATCACACCAAGTTTAACTCCAGCACTTACAAGTTTAAGCCTCAGCGGCGGTGCAATTACTTCAACATCATCTATTACCTTAGATGCTCAAACCAGTAATACCGATATCATATTCAAAGGCACCGATGGTGGTGTAGATATCACTGCCCTCACCTTAGATATGTCTGTAGCCGGCACCGCTCGGTTCAATAATGGCGTAGAAGGTAGTTACTTTTGGGGTTCTAAGACTGCTGATGACGCCGTTACCGTATACGCAGGTGCTAATTTTGAAATACAATTAACACATGTACATAACACTGGTTTTAAATTAACCAACAGTGGAACTGGAACTCCTGCAGTAGAACTACAATTTGTAGATGCAAATGAAAGTATTGGTTCAGATGGTACAAATCTTTTATTAACGTCTGGCGGAAGTGAAATTACTGTGCCAGCTAGTGCTGGAAATTTAGTAGTAGATGCTGCTACCCAAACACTAACAAACAAAACACTTACAAGCCCTACCATAAATGCATTTAGTGGTACTGGCAATGGTAGTATTACCGGTACACTAAGCATTGTTACTACAACAACAGATGACAGTTTATTAATAACCACCACTGAAGATTCAAGCAGTGCTGGTCCAGTCATTACAATGAAACGCAACAGTGCATCACCAGCAGATGCAGATTACTTAGGACAGTTGAAGTTTAAAGGCGAAAATGATGCCGACCAAGAAGTTGTATATGCAAAGATTACAGGAAAAATACAAGACGCAAGTGATGGCTCAGAAGATGGACTAATAGAATTTGCAAACAGAAAAGCAGGTTCAAATAATATCAACATGAGACTTAGGTCCGATAGTTTACAATTAATAAACGGTACAAACTTAACCGTTGCTGGCACATCAACTTTAACAGGCAATGTGTCAATAGAAGATGCAAGCTCATTATTACTATATGATACTGATAGTAGCAATTATATAGGATTCAAAGCACCTGGTACAGTAACTACAAACGTAACCTACACATTACCAGCAGATGGATCAAGTGGACAGGTATTACAAACAAACGGAAGTGGAACATTATCATTTGTTGATCAATCTGGAGGTGGCGAAGGAGGATCATCATTTCCAAATTGTACTGTCACACCATTACCAAGTAGTGAAGGTAACTTTGATTTAGCAAAACAATTTGATCAAACAGGAAGTGCTGAAACACCGTTTGAATCTGGTGCAACGGATGCATTTGGAGTAAGCCTTGGACAAATATATACTATGATGGATCCTGTGGGATCAACATTATCGCCAACAGATTTAGGTGTATTAAGTTAATAAATACACTGTTAGGAGAACAGAATGCCAACCGTACTACAATTTAGACGTGGAACAACCACACAGAACAACAGCTTCACTGGTACTGCTGGTGAACTCAGTGTTGATACCACACTAGACACACTCAGAATACATGATGGTAGTACTGCTGGCGGCTTTGCATTGCTTAAAGAAACTGGTATAAGCAACCTTACACTTAACGCACAAGCAGAAATAAGACTCGGTGACTCAGATAGTTCTAACTATGTAGGATTCAAGTCTCCGGGCACAGTTGCTTCAAATTTAATTTTTACATTGCCTAGTGCTGATGGCACTTCAGGACAAGCACTGGTTACAGATGCAAGTGGTAACTTGTCATTTGCAGCTGCAGGTGCAACTGTATCACAAGATAACAGTTCTAATACTGCTTTTAACATATACTATGCTGCCACAACAAGTGGAGCTCTCACTGCGGTAAAGTATGATGGCAGTGATATGACCTTCAATCCATCGACGAGTACATTTGTTGTTACTAACTCATCAACCACCGCTTCAATAGCAAAATATGCTGACTTGGCTGAACGTTACACTGCTGATGCAGATTACGAAGCAGGTACAGTAGTTGAGCTCGGCGGAACTGAAGAAGTTACACAAACCAAAAGATCTCGAAGCGTAGCAATTGCTGGCGTTGTTTCTACAAATCCTGGTTACTTGATGAACGGTGCACTTGAAAATGGTGTAAGTATTGCTCTACTAGGAAGAGTACCTTGTAAAGTTGTAGGAACTATTAACAAAGGGGACATATTAGTGAGCAGTTCAACACCAGGACACGCAGAAGCACATAGAGACATACACAATCCACCTTCTGGAAGTGCAATCGGCAAAGCAATAGAAAACAAAACTGATGAAGGTCCGGGAATTATTGAAGTACTTGTAGGCAGGCTCTAGTGTCTGAAAGATACAGAAGTGATTACGATGGTGAGTTTGTAATCATAAGCAACACAATTAAAGATGGCAAAAAAGTTCAAGAACGTGAATGGATTGAAAATCCAATCGAAAACCAACATATATCTGGACGTGCAGTGGTTATTGGAAATGGTCAAAGTAGATACAATACCAAACTCCACGGCAAATTCAATCTAAAAAACAATATAGAAAACCATGCAGGATGGCATCTAGGTCGCAAGCGTTTACAAAGTTACGGATCAGAAGGTTGCTGGCAAGAGATGCAATGTGATTTTTACGTAGAGTACAATCCTGAAAAACTTGCTGAAATACGCGAACAAAAATACAGTGAAAAGGTAACTGTTTATAGTAATGCAAGAAATTGTATTGCCAATCCTGGTGAATTTTATCTAGTTCCATACGGCGAACGGGGAAACAGTGTGTCAGTCGCTGCTTGGTTAGCATGTTTTGATGGACACAAAGAAGTATACCTAGTTGGTGTAGATGCAACCAACGAAGACGAAAGTACTAATCAAAAGAAAATTGACGAACTTTCTAATATTATGCAAACGTATCCAACTGTGCATTTTATATATGTGTCAGATGGTAAACTTGCTCCAGATCAATGGAGAAATAATAGAAACTTTGTTCAATGGGAGTACGGTCAGTTTGTTTCACATTGTGATATTTGAAACTTTTTGATTGTATCAATTTTCTTTAATATTTCTTCAAAATTAATAGTAGTCCACAACCCAGGATGCAACGGCTTTGGCCATACTCCAGATTTTATCCAACTATATCCATAATGTTCGTTGTTTAACACTGGAACAAATTCTTCATCAACCAAACAAAAAAATGTATGATAACTGAAATGGTTGTCAATACTGGTAAATTTTTCAATTGGTACTAGTTTAATAACATCAGGCCACAATCCAATTTCTTCATGACATTCACGTTGCAATGCTTCGTTGAGATTCTCACCTATGTCAACTTTACCTCCTGGTAATCCCCAACAACCAGGATTCTTAGAGTCATTACGTAGCAAATATAAATATCTGTCTGTTTTTACACTGTAAAACCAAACTCCAACTGCATTGATCAAAGAACTAAACTCCAGTTACCTTCTGTGTATAAGCCTTCATAGCTTTTAAGCCATGCACCTGCAGCCCATCTGTATTGAACACTAGTAGTAAGATTGCTTACATACTGTACATTGCTTTCATTACTGGAATCAAATGCAATGTTCCATCTTGTGCCATCATATTCTACTATATCGTTTGTATTTGCTACAAGTGCTGAACCGTCAGTTCCTCTCCATGCTTGTGCAAATCCTGGATCTTCTGTACTATTGCTGCCTGTATCGTTAATAAACAAATATCTTTGTCCAGCGGCAGCCGCGGGTAAGCCGTTTATAGTGCCAGGGCCTTTTGCTTGTGGATCAACAATCGCATTCACTGCATCAAGTGTGTTAGCAGGAATAGTATCAGCATCCACTGTAAAAAGTAAAAATCTATCATCAGTTGGATCATATGAGACTGTTCCAACTATTATGCTTGTATCATATGGATTGTCTAGTCTGATTTGACTGATACCGTTACGTAGGGCTCCGTATAAATCTACTACAGTGTGCCATAATAAGTTGCTAGGAGGTGCAGTTGGAACCTGTACACCTGAGTTGTTTGTAACCACTGCTTTGGTTTCTAAAACTTGTAGTTTGTTACCAATTAGTAAGGTTTGATAATTGAAAGGAGTAAACAATTGCCTTGTTCCTAATAGTAAATCACTATCAAAAATGGCTTCTGCCATATCACCGTTTCCGTCAAATACACTTGCAACTATTTTTTCTACTACACCAAGTTTTTTAACTTTTGCTGGAGGCGAAATATAAATTGGCATTACAAATCTTAGTGTAGCAATGTCAATAGGATCGTCTGTTCCCATTGGGATACTCCTTGAACTCCAAGTAACCTGTTCTAAGTACATAACACTTAAACTGGTCCAGTCGATAAAGTTTTCTGTGCTTTGTATTTCTAAACTTGGGTTAAACAATGTCAATAGTTGCTCAAGTAATTGTAATTTTTGATTAGTATTTGATGTCCAGATGTCTAAGTTGACTTCCAAATCAAATGGAACTGGCATTAGTTTTTCAATTGTAAATGCATTGCCTTGTGTGGTTTCGTAGGATTCGCTTTCGGTATCCCAATAACGTTGTCTTACATTCTGCTTTTGTACAAAATAAGGTTCTTGTATTCTATCACGTGCATAATTTAAATTTGTAACATGAAATGTCATCAACGGCGTTGATGGCAAACTGTTGGCACTGTTTTGTTGTATAATTGTTTGTGCTTGTCTTGTAGCATCACCATAACGTACTGGTACTCTATACAATGCTTTTTGTGAATTGTCTTCTGTTCTGCCGTATTCTACTTGAAAGTTTGAAAATACTCTTGTAAACTGCAATAAGAATCTGCGTATCTGTTCATCATAAAAAAATTGTTGCATTAATTATCAGCCTGCGGTTTAAGTATTTTACTTAAAGGTTGTCTTTCGTCAATCTGTCCACGATCTTCAGTATCTGTTTTATTTGTATTGTTTACAAAACTGCTACGTTGTGTTTGAGATTTAACATTTCCGTAGTTTGCAACTGCTTTTTCTTTATCGCCTGGTGTCAAATTAGTCCTCACATCGTCTTCATACTTAACCCATCGCGAGCCA